GTTGTAGACAGCGATGCATTTATTGTTAAGGGTGTAGCGAAGGTTATAACAGAAGAAGCAAACAGTATGACTAATACTGAAACACTTAGTTTGAAACACTTCTCTGATGTAACTAAGTTTCTAACCGTTCAAAGGCAACGAGGAATGCAAAGCATTATAAACAGAATACGTGAATTATCAAGTGAGGCTATATGAATTTTGTACCATACGTAATTGAAAAAACATCTAACGGCGAACGCAGTTATGATATCTATAGTAGACTATTAAAAGAAAGAATAGTTTTTTTAAACGGTGAGGTTAATGATGCTGTTAGTAACAGTATTTGTGCTCAGTTACTCTTTTTAGAAGCAGAGGACAGTGATGCAGACATTAATTTTTATATCAACTCACCAGGCGGAGTTGTTACAAGTGGTATGGCAATGTACGACACAATGCAATACATTAAGCCAGATGTATCAACTATTGTAATGGGACAAGCGGCCAGCATGGGCTCATTCCTTGCTAACTCAGGTGCGGCAGGCAAAAGGTTTATGCTACCAGGTGCAAGACATATGATACACCAACCACTAGGCGGTGCAAGTGGACAAGCAAGTGATATTCAAATCCGTGCTAATGAGATTATCCGTATTAAAAAGGAACTAACAGAAGCATACGTTTTACATAATACTAAAGGTAAAACTTATGAAGAGTTTGAGGCGGCGATGGATCGTGATAACTTCATGACTTCACAAGAAGCATTAGACTTTGGTCTTGTAGACGAAATCATTACTAAAAGATAAGTTTCAGTATCATAGCATTGATTTAGAATTTTCATACTAAATAACAGTATGAATATAGAAAAATTTGATCCTAACGATATAGATAATCGAGCAAGACCAGACGGCTTTTTGTTTAACAAGATAAAAAAGGAAAAACACACAAACTGCGGAACTCCAGAGTGCTGTGGTACTTGTGATACAGCAGACACTAAAAGTGATTCCGATGGCTGACTTTAGTTTCTTAGAACTGTCTTACGACCCTGCTGTATATTCTACAGAAAGCATCACTGACGATTTAATTAAATTAGGTTTCATTCATAGAAGTCAACATAAAATGGGCCAAGTAGGTTTTTGGAATCATCGTGAATGTATTTTTCTATTACGCAAAACTACAAGCAATTGCATGCCTTACATAAGCGGCTTAGGTGTGTTAGGCAGTATAGAAGACATCAATACATCTGATGCAAAGTTTGATGGTACTAGTGATTTTTTTAAAATAGAAAATTCGTTTGGAATCGATACATACGTTATTCAAGAAAATCAAATAGATCCTGATATAGAAAATTCTTATACTATAGTTAATTCAACTACACCTTCTGTGTCTGCTTTTAAAAATTTTACAGGTATTAAGTTAAATGTTTTTAACAACGAGATATTTAAACATTTTAGCGAATTAGGTTTTAGTTACACTGATGTATCTGATAACTATTCAAAATTTGTTTCACCTAATAAAAAATTTACAATTATGTGTAGTAAGGCTAATCACGAAGATAAAGGTGTGCCTACACTATTAGTAGATACACATGATGTATTTAAAGCAACTGCATTCTTTGTATCTAATAATCTAGAAATTCCTACATTTGATTTAACTAACCAGCAATCGTTAGGTAAATTAGATTTTAAGATAAATGCATATAACTGTAAGGCCTGGGGTAACGAACAAAGTTATACTATAGAAAACTTTTTAGGTAATGTATTTGGTTCTCTAGATATTATTTTTAGGCAACGTAAACAATACCTACACATACAAGAAACTACATTAGACAGTTATTATGCAAACGAGACAAGATAATCTAAAAAATTTTACTAACTGGTTAGATTGGCGTCCTAATAGAATTACAAGTGATGTTAGCACAGTTATTATAAACCATATATGTGATGAGTTAGGATTTACAAATAGGGACTTTCAGGTAAAAGGAAAAGAGATTAGATTTGCTGAACAGTCTACTTTAGCATTCTTTAGAATAAATTTAGATAAACATGTTTGATTATTGGGAAAAAATACAGTCACTTAAAGAAGATGATGTCTTAGAAGAGATTAAAAAACTTCACGACAAATATTTTAAACTTAGCGAAACATCTCCTATGCGTAATCAACTACAAGGAATGATATCTCTTGCACAGGCTCGATATAATGACATTCAAATATTTAGACAAAACGAAGCAGTACTTGAAGAAGAAACAAAAACTATTGACATAGGCGAAATAGAATCTACAGAATATTACCCGGATTATACTAAAAAAGAGATCGTAACTCATTTAGCAAAATTTTATTATGACAGGCACGGACCTGTTAAAGAAGAAGCAGTTGAACCTGCTGTTAGGAATGCACCAGACGATACTACAGCAGAACGTGTAGCACAAAACAAGAAAGCAAATTTTGAAGAACAGCACAAAGAATTATTAGACGACATACCGACATTATTTTCAAAGGACAAAGATGAATAACACATTTCACGTATTAAAAACTATTCCATTATATCTTACATTTGTAGATTCAGGAAATAGAGAAGTAAGATCTGTAAACGGAAAATTTACATACAGTTTGAGAACACAGTTATTAGAAAATGTTAGCAATAAAGATGTATTTTTATACCAAAATGTTAGTTTTCAAACTTGTAACGATTTTTTAGAAAAGAATCTTTATCAAAGCATTGTATATTCATTTGATGAAGCAGACATTACAAATAAATTTTTAGTAGAGTTTGATAATAATTTTATTGTATTGCCTAATGTATCTGAAGCAACATTACTGCCTGCCTTACATGCAAAGTTAAATTCTATATGTCACGAAGCAAGTGAGATAGATATGGTAAGTTTAGAATACGGCGACGGTCTTAAATATAATTATGTTAATGTTGATGGCATATATGAAGCATTGCCTACTATGGAATCTTGGATAGGTGAACTTAGTTTTTGGGAAACACCATGGTGGTTTAGAAAAGACTTTAGCACATTTGATAACTATGCTAAAGATCAAGAAGAGTTAGATGAATTCTTAAGTGATGCAAAACGTCAAAGTGATATTAATGAAATGGGCAACCATGTAGAACGTTTTCACAGAGAGATCACAAATCAATTATCGCCCACCAATGCAGATACAAAAGGCGAACTTGTTCATATAGATTTTAAAAACAAAAACAAAAATAACGATTGACAATTTTTATGTTTGTAGTATAATATAACTATGAGCAATTTCTTGGCAACTGAACAACAAGGTTTAGAATTATTATATAGAGGAGAGTCTATACATGATGTTGCCTTTAGTGAAGTAGACAAGTTTAATAGTTTATGTGACCAATTAGAACTTTTGCCTATTAGTAACGAAGCACTTATTAGTAAAGAGTTTAACATACCGCAACACTATAAAGAATTAGATGTGGAAACATATATACGCAATAAGGTTCCAACGTCAGGACAAGACGATAATATCATAACCGCCAGAGTAGAACAGGAACTTTCTATGTACAAAGAACGAGGATTATATCCCATATTACAACTTTTAATTTACATTATGGACATTATGCGTAAAAATAATTTAGTATGGGGAGTAGGCAGAGGAAGTTGTGTTTCTAGTTATATACTCTATTTATTGGGTGTTCATAAAGTAGACTCACATAAATATAAGTTACATATAAAGGAATTTTTAAAATAATGGTACAACGTAGAACTAACAACGGTCAAATTATAGATTTAGATCAACTCTTTGCTCAACAAGGCGACCGTCCTGCTGTTGGCAACATGCGTACCGATGCACAAGGCAATGTACTAGATGAGTATGGCAACATTGTAACACCTAAAGAAGAACGAGTAAGAGCATACTACAAAGACAATCCTAAAAGCAGTACAGCACAACAATCAATAAAAGGCCAAGAAAGTCAGCAACCTTTAGACAGTTCTACAGCAGATGTTAAAACTGCTAAGACACAAAAAGAAAATATTAGAACAACTAAGATTAAACCAGACACACAAAAGCAACCAGAACCAGAGGCACCACAAGGTGAGAGTTTTGATAATCAAGAGCCATTAGGCTTCAAAGAGGTAGAACTCTCCAACGGTGATATAGATATGGTTCCGTATTACACACAGGAGGATGCACCGGATGGCGAGGATAAAGCCACTTAAAGATAATATCTTTTGTACAGATGCCGACTTTGGCGACCAGACTACTCAGTCAGGTATTATTATAAAATCAACTATGGGAAAAGAAACAGGTATTACCCCACGATGGTTTAAAGTATTTGAACTAGGGCCTGATATAGATTGGCTTAATAAAGGCGAATGGGTATTAGTTGAATATGGCCGATGGACAGAAGGATTAAAGGTACAAGACGAACGACTAGAGCCAGACGAAAAGATTTGGAAAGTAGATCCTACAGGTTGTTTAGCAGTAAGCGATTCTAAACCACAAGACGTAAATATAAATTCAATTAAAGACGCAGTACAGAAAAAAACATTATGAGAATGCCAGGAAATAAAACTAGCATATCAACTACAGGTGCTGTAGGAAGTATCTTACTGGTTTCAGTTATATGGGACCAATTATCTGCTTGGTGGCTGTTATTATCAATCTTTTTAATAATAGTTGCTATAGGCAATGAATCAGGAAAAAAATAATGCCTTATATACAAAAAACAAATCCAGAAACAATCAAAGAACAGTTATATCAATGGTACGGTGTAATGACTGATCCTCGGATAGACGGATACAATGGCTGGGGCTGTAAGCAAAAAATATACGAAATAAAAATGGAATGTGATCGTTTACTAGCACGAGACGATTGCCCTACTTATGTAGATGAAGACAAGTGGCTCGAAGAACAACGAGAAAACAGAGCAATAGCACGTCTACAAGGTAGAGACGGAGTTCCGTTTGTATCGTAATGTTACCTTTTCATAAACTTCAGCATTTCGTAAGTCGCGACCTTACACATATAATTATTACCGCAGGTAAAACAGCAACACAGACTTTAGGCGGCTGGGGATTAGAACTAAATCCTCCTTATAAAGATTATGATACTACAGAGGCAGAAGTACTACAAGAGTTGAGTAATGGCAGAGATATAACATTTTTAATTAGGCATCCGGCAGATAGATATATTTCAGGTATAAAAGAAATTGTTTTTAATCATTCTCTAGTAGATTTAGATAATATTCTTGGTAGGGGTGCTAAAACAAATATAGAAAATGATGTTGCTTTTGATAAAATGTTATCTTACTGGCACACTAAACAAGCATGGTGGCATGCATTAGATAAAGTAATAAACTTTTGGCTAGTCAATGAAAATAGTAACATACCAGACTTTGGCATTAACCGCGACCCACATGTTGATAACTGGTTAGCCCATATAGATACATTTATTAATCATGCAGATAGTAACAATTTAAAAAATTTACAGATTGTTAATGTTGTTGATCTTTCTTACTATGGTGCTAAAGAATATAACATAGACTTTCCTGTACACCATTCATCTAAAATATCATCACACATGAATAATATAATACAAAACATTTTAGTAAAGGACGATAGATTCAAAAATTTTATATGTCCAGAGCAGGATATTTACGAACAGTTATTAAAAAGCAAATATTATTACAGGGTAGATAATGCACACCCAAGAAAGGAGTATAGAAAGTATGAGTTCTAATAAAACACTAAAGTTGGCTATTGTAGGTAAAGGCTTTGTAGGTTCAGCAGTTAGCAATGGATTTAACAAAAATGTAGATCAATTTATAATAGATCCAAAGTATAATGATAACACATTAGAAGATATGATAGCATTTGATCCTTCAATATGTTTTATATGTTTGCCTACGCCTCAACAACAAACTCATTTAGATGTAGATGTAAATTACGTTAGAACAGCATTATCTACATTAGTCACTTTAGGCTATAAAGGAATAGTTGTAATAAAAAGCACAATTACTCCAAGCCATTTAACAAAAATGAAATCTGATTTCAAATCTTTGAAATTAGTATATAACCCAGAGTTCCTCACAGAAGCAAATGCACTTCAAGATTTTATAGAACCTAACATGCAGATACTAGGCGGTAAATGGAGAGACTGTGACGCAGTTGAAAAGGCATACATAAGATATAGTGCTGTAAAAATTGTCCCTACATTTAAAGTAGACTTAATCACAGCAAGTCTTATCAAGTATACTATTAATAGTTGGTTAGCAACAAAGGTTACGTTCTTCAATGAAATATATGATCTGTTTAAAAATAGCGGTGCTCATGCATCTTGGGATCAGTTTACTGAGATGGTAAAGAATGACCCACGTATAGGCGATAGTCATATGCAAGTACCTGGCACAGACGGTAAGCAAGGCTTTGGCGGACATTGTTTTCCTAAGGACACAAATGCATTAATATATTATGCTAAACTTATTGGGGTCAAATTAGATGTCTTAGATAAGGTTATTAAAAAGAATAATACTTATAGATGAAACTAGATGTTAATTTAATATTCCATGAAAGCATGGTACCTGGCTACTTTGCTGAATCCAATCAGCATATCCACACGTTCAAGTATTACGAGTTCATGCAGTCATATGTTTCTAAAGTTGATCCTGAATTTGATATAGGTATTAATTATCAATGTGTCTTTACTAAATCTTATAACGATGTAGAAGTATTACCTAATTGTGTAAATGTTGTTTTTGTTCCTATGAATTATCCTCTTATACAACAATTAGAAAAAATTGAACCTACTATGTTAGACGACTTATATAGATTAGATGATCATAGTAATGTAAAACTTGTACTTGATTACAATAATGAAACATTACTACCTGGCAACTTTGATCAAAGAGGCAAGACAGGATTTGTTGGAGAAATCGATTACAGTAGATTTTATTGTTCTAATGCTGGCTGTAATAGAGACAACGTAAAAGATAGGTGCAACTTTAAACACATTATTCAAAATTTATGTTATTTTGGGTACTGGTACTCTAAAGTATTAAAAGAACAGCCATTCATAGACGAGCCAAACTTAATTTACACTTATAAAAATAAACAAGCACCTATACGTTATTTTGCACCTAGCAATATGTTCAGGCCTGGTAGGGCACAATGTATTGTTCAAATGCACCATGAAGGTATGCTACTTGATACTGAATGGAATATGAATAAGTTTAATGATGTGTTTCAGCAAATGGAAGATGCAAAACTCTCAAACACTTATAAACAAAATCCATATGTCGATGAGTACTTAGAATTATTTGGTAAAGCACCTAGGCTTATGAGTTGGCCATGGAAAAATTCGTTTAATAAAAAACGTGTTTTAGAAGATCAAGATAAATTTATAGAAATTAATCCTGGTGCCGGCCTAGATAATTATGATTCGTTTAATACTGATTTGATCAGTAACATTCAATTATACATAGTTCAAGAAACATTTTCAGACTATCATGGAGAAGAACCTATAGATCCAACCAAGCCTATGCGAGTAATAGATATTACAGAAAAAACTTTTAAAGGATTTATATATGGGTTACCTATGTTTTTAAATGCTAGACATGATTCTTGCAAAACTATAGAGCAACTACTAGGTTTTGATATGCTACAGGATTACAATAAGTTTGATTATGACAGCGAACCAAGAACTACACAACGTATAGACCAAATGTTAGAATCTGCTAGAGAATTTCCAGCAATTAATAATGACATAGTTGACCGACTTAAACAAAATAAAAACCGTGCTGTATCAAAACAACATCTATGGCTTTTACAAAAAGATTTTATGGATTTAATGCTTGACAGAAAAGATTAATAGTGTATAATAATATTATGCAAAAAGATAATATAACCCAAGCAACATTTAACAAAACAGCAAGAGTAATATCTGATTATAAAAATGATATGATATTCGAACAACCTAGAGAAAACTTAATTCAACAAGAATTTACTTCTTATGAAGTTACAGATGCTGGTGGCGTTAATTGTATTAAGAAAACAACAACTACTAGAAAGTTTAATAAACTAGGCGGATACGAAGACTCGAGTACTTCTCAGATTTTAGGATGAACTTATTTTCTTTGACTTGTAGCCAATGTAAAAAGCAATTATCTGCATCAGCAGTAAAGTATCACACAGCAGATCAGAAACATGTTTTCTGTGATGCAGAATGTAGTGTAAAATGGTACCAAGCAAATAGAAAAGGATATGGACGACAGTCAACTTAAACTACTGATTACTACTATACAAGATATTATGGATGACTATGTTATGGACGGTCATGACATAATTACAATATCTAGTGTATTACTAGCAGTTGCGATAAAACAAATTAAATTAGAAGTTGACGATGAACAATTTCGTGTTATACTAGATGATATATCCGAATACGAATTGTATAACATAGCAGAAGATGAACTTGCTATAAGGGAATATAAAAAACAAAAGAGGACATTACATTGAAAGATTTATGGGTAGAAAAATATCGTCCATCGACAATTGTCGATTATGTATTTAGAGATGACAATCAAAGGAATCAGGTTAAGGCTTGGGTAGATGAGGGTGTACTTCCTCATTTGTTATTCAGTGGACCTGCAGGTACAGGTAAGACTACATTAGCAAAAGTTTTGTTAAGTGAATTAGAAGTTAATGATTTTGATATATTGTATATTAATGCAAGTAGTGATGGTAGAATAAATGATATCAGAGATATTATTAATAACTTTGCAGGCACTATGCCTTTTGGTGATATGAAGTATGTGCTATTAGATGAAGCAGATTATATGAGCCCAGGAGCACAAGCGGCCTTAAGGAATGCAATGGAGATGTATCACACTACATGTAGATTTATTCTAACATGTAATGAACCACATAAAATACTTCCTGCACTACACAGTAGATGTCAAGGCTTTAGAATTGAAAAGCAAGACATAACAGAGTTCACAGCCAGAATTGCAGAGATTTGCATTGCTGAAGGTGTAGATGTAAACATAGAAACATTAGACAACTTTGTGAAAGCAAATTATCCAGACTTAAGAAAAACTATAAACTCTGTTCAACAGAATGTTGTTGATAATGTATTACAACAACCTCAAGCCGGAGATGGCGATAGTAGTGATTGGATGGTAACTGCAATTGAATTATTTAAACAAGGCAACTACAAAGATGCTAGAAACATTATAGTAACAAGTGCAAGGCCAGAAGAGTATGATGAAATATTCAGATTTATGTATCGCAATTTAGAACTATGGGGACAAACTGATATACAGCAAGATCAAGCAGTCGTTATAATTCGTAATGGTATGGCCAAGAGCAGTTTATGTGCTGACCCAGAAATAAATCTAGCGGCTACACTTATCGAGTTACAGTTAAATTATTCTTAACTACCGTTATACAAATCTAGTACTTCTGAAACTACAGGATGTCTTTCAATATCACGGTGATCAAAGTTAATCATCTTAATTCTGTCTGATGATGTCTTTTGTAACCTTTCCATAATACGGAACAATCCGTTATTTTCAAAACCTCTTTCATGCTGATGTAAATCACCTGTTACTACTAACTTACTATTGTCTCCTATTCTTGTTAGTAACATTTTCATTTGATTATCAGTTGCGTTTTGCATTTCGTCTGCTATAATATAAGAGTCTTTAAACGTTCGTCCTCTCATATATGCCAACGGTGCTACTTCAACTTTATTATCATTGAGCATGAACTCTATTTGGTCTGGTGAATAGTAATCTTCGAAGCAATCCATAATAGGCCTCGTCCATGGTGCCATTTTTTCTTGTAATGTACCAGGCAAGAAACCATGCTGTTCATCTACTGAAACTGCTGGCCTTGTTATTACCATTTTATTGATTTTGTTTTGCATTAAGGCTTTGATGCCTACTAATGTTGAGATTAGTGTTTTACCTGTTCCTGCTGGCCCTATGGCAAACACTATGTTGATATTTTTATCCTCTAGTAAACCAAGTAAGTCATCTTGGTGGAAGTTTCGAGGTACAATATTAACTTCCTTTCTTCTTATTCGTTGTAGGGCTCCCCCTTGTATTATTTTCAAATAGTCTCCTCCTTTTTGTTTTCTATATTTGTTTGCATTCTGTTTTCTAGCCTTCCTGGACATAAATTTCTCCTTGTAGCCATAAAAAAACCGTGACAGGGAAAATGCCCTACACGGTTGAACAATGTGTTAGTGTTCCAACTTTTTATATGGTTGATTATCATATTACATATATTACTTACTAAAGTTTATCAAAGATAAAACTGCGTTGTTAATCTTTTGATAAATAGTTGTATGACTATATCAACAAAAATATTAAATGATAAAATAGTAGAGATATCAGAAACTAATACTTTATTAGACATGCTTTTAGAATTTGAAGGCGTATTAGACAGCCTAGATTTATATGCATTTAAAAATTGGGATAAAGGCGAAGTTCTTGAAGGTCCTAATGTAAGCAGACATTTTGTAGAAGTTACACTTATGTATCCTCATAAACAGATGCCAGACCCAGACGGTGCAAAAAGGTTACTAGCAAGAGATTGTTTGGTCGAGTTTAATAGAGATACTTTGATATCTCCTAGAAAAGTTAAATCGTTTGCAGATGTTGAAGTAGCAGTCAGAGAAGATGGCTCACAACATTTTAAAGCAAAAACTATACAACAGCCAGTTTGGACTATTAAAATAAGTATGCCTAGAAGATTTGTCGATGAGTTCAAATCAGAAAAAATTAAAACAGATAACGAAGAGGTTGTTAATACTGAAGAAGTAGATACTCAAACACAGATTGATAATCAGCAAATGAATCAAGGATTAATATAATGCCATTGCGAGAAGGTGACTTAGAAAATACTGTACTTAAAAATTTAAGTATAGATGAGTACGAGCCTAAGACAGGTGATGCTAGAGATATATTAGTATTAGGGTTTAATGTAAACGAAGATGCACCTGGCAAAGATTTATATCATTTTTTAAATAACAGTATTGTTGAAATACGTGATGTAGAAGTTTCTCCTAATCCAAATCCAGATGGAAACTATATGGTGTTTGTAGAATTAGATAGAAATGAAAATGTTATAGACAATATTAAGTCTTTAGTTGTAGAAGTAGAAAGGCTATCAGGTAAATTAGGTTGGGAGTTTAAAACACCGCTTGATGAAGACACATTTGAATTAAACGACATACTGCTTTCACAATTTGTTCAAACTAATCCTGATGAATATCTTACACCTACTGAATGGAAAGAACAGCAATTTGAATCAGAACAAAAAGCAGAACAAGAGCGTCTCGAAGAAGAAGCAAACAATAATACAAATAAAATTTTAGAATTTTTAAAAGCAAGTAGTATCTTAGAAGCAGGCATTAATGATAATAGATTACATATGCGTGGTTCAAGAGATATTGCTAGTTTAGAAATTGTAAACTTTGGTAACGGCACAGAAGTAATGGCAGAAGTTGGCATTTCGGAGAGTGCTATTAAAACAGACTTTGACAAAGTAGCAATTTCAAAATTAAATGCAATGCTCGGAGAAATGAGAGCAATGCCAATTGATGAGTACATTGTAATATATAATCCTACTCATACAGACATACTAGTAACAAAAGCGAGTTAGACACAGATGAATCAGTTTTTTATAGGCATTATTATAGTACTAGGTTTAAGTACCTATTATTTTTATTCTGATAATGTAACATTGAAAGCAAACAATATTCAATTAGTATCTGCTGTAGAAGAGCAAAAAGCCGCTATGGAGGCACTAAAAGAAAATTTTGAAAAGCAAGGTAAAGCCTTGCAAAATATGAGCAGAAAGAATGCTCAGATTGAAGCAGAGAAGGCACAGTATTTGCAAATATTTGCTAAACATAATTTAGATAGTTTAGCAACTGCAAAGCCAGGCCTTGTAGAACTTAGAATTAACAAGGCAACAGATGCCGTATTTGAGGGAATAGAAGATGACACACAGAAAATTTTTGAACTTGACACTCCTGTTATTCCTGATTAGCGGTTGTTCAACATTCGGCACTAAGCCAGTGCAAATTGTTTCCAAGCCAATGGAAATTGATATCATGCAACCAGCATTACCTCGTCCTATTGAAATGACATCACCTAAATGGTATGTTGTATCAGAAGCAAGGATAACAAACAGGTGTGCTCAAATACCTCGTTTAGATGACAAAGGTAATCAAATTATAAAAGAAGATGGTACACCTAGTGTTACTAGACCTAAAGTTTGTGACAAAGCAGATAGAGAATATCCTGAGTGGCCTGATGATTATACATACTTTGATCAGTTTATTGATGAAATGAAAAAACAAAATAATGGAGACATTGTTTTTGTTGCAACTACAATTGGCGACTATGAAGTTATGAGTGCCAATATGCAGGAGATTAAACGTTACATCAAACAGATGGGCGAAGTTATTGTTTACTATAGAGAAGTAACTTTACCTAATGGACAAAAAGGTATTGGCGCAGAAATAGAAGTTAAAGACAACAAAGCAATCAAAAGTTTAAATCCTATCAAGTTCGGGTCAGGTTCTGACACATAATACATGTTGCTATGAAGTTAGCAGTATGTGGTTGTAGTTGGAGTTCTGAATGTGAGAAAAATCCTAATACTGGTTTTGGAACACACTTATCTAATCTATTAGGTGCCGAGTATAAAAACTTTGCAAGACCTAGTGCATCAAATTTTATTATAAGATTACAAGTTGAACAAGCAATAAAAGAAAAGTTTGATCTTGTTGTAGTAGTATGGACAAATGTAGAACGTGTCGAATGGCATATGGTAAACAGCAGAAAGTACTACCCGCACAAAGGATTACAAGATGTATCGTATAGAGATTATAAAGATAGTAATAACAATCCGGCAAAAGATTCTTCCGGTGCTGAAATAATTACTGCTGAAAGTTTAAACTCTATGGGGTTAGATAAATCTTTCGATCACTTAAAACAGTCATGGGGGCCTGATACAGTAAAGAAAAAAATTACTGAGCAACAATGGACAACATGGAAACAATTTTATACACACAATTATGACTATGAGATAGAAGCACACAAACAGTATTTCTACGTAGAAAGTGCAGTACATTCATTACAACAAAATAATATACAATTTATAATGGCACCAGGGTACCCTGATATAATTGATCATGCACCTGTGCAACCTACAGATGAATACGAAGACAAATGGTCAATCATTCCAGAACAAAACTTAGTAAGAGAAAAGCCTGTTGATATATACAGTAAAAGAATGATTGAAAATCCCGATTATCGTTCACAGTATGTGTACCATATAGAACCCTCCGATCAAATAGATTATGCATCTATTTTATATACAAAAATTAAACAGATATTATAATTTTTTTCTGAGTTATTTTACACCAATCTTTCATACATCTTAAAAATGTATCTATAAATATGAGTGTAAGATTTATCTTACAGGTGCATTGTAATAGGAGAATTCCTCCTATTTTTTGTTAAACACACAAAGCGAAACAGGAGTGGTTATGAATATTCGCAAACTATTCCTTGGGTTAGCGGCAACACTTTTAATAAGTGTACCGGTATTTGCCCAAGAAACTACTTCCGCAATCAGAGGTTCAATTCTGAACTCTACTGGTGCGGTCGTATCAGGAGCAGACGTCTCCATTATCCATGAACCGTCAGGTTCAACGTCAACACAAATAACAAACGAAGACGGAGTATTCCTTGCTAGGAATCTACGTGTTGGTGGTCCTTACAGGGTCCTTGTTTTTGGTGCAGATGGATATGCTGAGTTAGACAACATTTATCTTGAACTGTCTGAAACTTCCAGAGTTAAACTTACTCTTAGAAGTACAGATTCAGTTGAAGAACTAGTTGTTGTTGGACAGGCAACAAATACTTCAGGTCTTATTACAGGACCTAGAAGCACATTAACCGGCGATCAGATTATGGATATTGCCAGTGTCAACAGAGACATTAAAGATGCAGTAGCAACACAACCTTTTGTGAATGTTTATAGTATTTCTTTTAATGGCGATGATACTGAAAGTATTTCGATTGCAGGTACCAATGCTAGATACAGTCAATTTCAAGTTGACGGTATTGGGCAATCAGATGACTTTGGTCTAGAGTATGGTGGTTATCCTGGAGTTAAATCTCCTCTATCACTTGACTCAGTAGAGCAGGTATCTGTTAGTGTTGTAGATTATGATGTCAGAGACTCAGGGTCAACAGCAGGTGTTATTAACGTTGTTACTAAGTCAGGTACCAACGAACTGTCAGGATCTGTTTACGGCTTTACAACTAGCGATAGTTGGGTTGGAGATGAGATTGACGGCCAAGAACTTACTGTTGGTGAGTTTGAGGAAGACACAAAAGGGTTTACATTAGGCGGACCTATCCTTGAGGATAAGTTATTCTTTTTTGTAAACTATGACAAATTTGAGAAAAGTGAACCAGGCATCTGGGGAGCATCAGGTAGTGGTGCCCTTAGAGAAGTTGATGGCGTAACTGTAGCAGACGCAGACAGAATTATTGGCATTGCTAATGATGTGTATGGGTATGACGCAGGTTCGGCCTCAGGTGGTGTTAATTCATTACTTGATGAAGATATGCTAATTAAACTAGACTGGAACATTAATGACTCACACAGAGCAACATACACAAACCAGACATCAGAAAACAATGACGTTAGAGAGTACGGTGGTTCAAATACAGTATTAGCACTCACAAGTGGTAACTATATTAAAACTACAGACTTGACAGCAGACAGTTTCCAAGTGTTTAGTGATTGGAATGACAGACTATCTACTACATTTAGATATGGTGATAGACTTGTTGAAACTTCACAAGCAAGTGTTGGTGGCGATGACTTTATGAGAGCAATCGTAGAGTTAGGAGAAGGCGATAGAGGACCACAAGTCCTAGTAGGACCTGATCCATTTAGACATTACAACTTTTTAGAAACACAATCAAGTGAATTAGAGTTTGAACTATCTTACTTAATTGGTTCACATGAATTGGTTGCAGGTATTTCTAAAAATGGTGTTGATGTAGCAAACGGGTTCGTTGCATACTCAGACGGTGTTCTTGAATACGCAAGTATTGAGGACTTTGAGAACAAGAATCCTTATAGCATTGACTATAGAAACTCCCCAAGTGGTAACCCAGCAGATGGAGCCGCTTTCTTCGAAATAGAAACAACTAGTTACTATGTTCAAGATACTTGGGATTACAGTGATAGACTTACACTTAACTACGGCGCACGTTATGAGAAAATCTCAATGGACGATGCACCTAAGTATAATGATACACTTAACGGCTATTATGGTATCAGAAATGATGTCAGCCTAGACGGTAAAGATGTATTTTTACCTAGAGTAAGTTTTGTTTATGACGCAGACGACTTCGGTGCTTTCCAAGAACTAACGTTCAGAGGTGGTGCTGGATACTTTACAGGTGGTAGACCTAATGTATGGATGGGCGGTACTTTCAGTAATGACGGTATTGGTATCCAAAATGCTAACGTACCATTATCAGCGGCCGCAGGGTTCGATGGTTTTGATACAACAACATTTGACAGTTACATTTATCAACCTGGTCAGGAAGGTTTTATACCTGCATTTGCAGATATCCTAGATCCAAACTTTGAGTTACCAAGAGAGTTAAAACTTTCTGTAGGTGCTGATTGGGTAATGGGCGATGGATACTACATGAGTGCAGACTTCTTAATGACTAGAACTGACAAAGACTTACACTACAAACAACTTAGACTTGGTAATCCAGCATTTGCCGGCGTAGCCAACTGTGATATACCTGTTACCAACTTACCAATTGGTGTTGGACCAGATGGCAGAGATATATACGCAGACTATAGTTTATGTAGTAAAGCAATGGAACGTTTCTATGATTATAGAGGTTATGACATGTTACTAACTAACACAGGCAAAGGCGAAAGCGAATTGTTTGCAGTTAGTGTAAGTAAAGCATTTGAAAATGGGTTTGACTTTTATGCAAACTACACATGGCAAGATGTTGATACTGTTGGTAACTTAACTTCAAGTAGAAACATTTCTAACTTTAAGTATACTACTAAGTATGATGACTTTAATGAAGACGTAATGCATAGATCAGTTTACGAAAGAGAACACACATTTAGTTTTGTAGGTAACTATACTGCTAACTGGTTTGAAAATTCTCCAAGTAGATTTACATTTATTGTTAGTGCTGTAAGTGGTGAGCCTTTCTCATACACATTAGGACAATACAAAGATGGTGCTTTATGGGGTCTTGACAGAGAGTCAACAAGAGACGAAACTGCGGCATTCTATGTCCCAGACGGATCTGGAACTGACGTAATTATACCAAGTTGGTTTGCAGACGACTTTAATGCCTACATTGCCGCCTCAGGGTTAGGTAAGTATGCAGGTGGTTTTGCACCAATTAATGAGTTTGAAACAGATTGGAATTACAGACTTGACTTTAAATTTACACAGGAACTTCCTGGACTAGGTTTAACAGACAAGGATAAATTTATAATTACACTTGACGTTGAAAACTTACTCAACTTGCTTGATAGCGATTGGGGTAAACAAACCAAAGCAAACGGAACAGCAAGAAGTATTGCAGAAGCAACTCCTATCAACAATGGTGATGGTAGTTGGTCTTATGAATACAGACCTGCTTATGGTATGAACATAGATAGAATTGATAACCAAGTTACCAATTACTATAGAAGTACTTACCGCTTACAACTTGGACTTAAATACGTTTTCTAAACGAATCCAAGAACAGAATAAAGGGTGTTTTTTGGCACCCTTTTTCTTGACTTCTAATCCATATGGCAGTATAATAAGTTTATGGATCACTACAATACTCTTGGCGTACAACGAGACGCGACAGAACAGGATATAAAGAAAGCATACCGCAAACTTGCGAGTAAGCATCATCCTGATAAAGGTGGTGATCAAGAACAGTTTAAAAGGATACAGGGAGCATATGAAGTTCTAAGTGATCCAAACAAAAGGGCTCAATATGATAATCCTAATCCTTTTGAACAGTTCGCAGGTGGCGGAGGCTTTGGTGATATATTCGGAGATATATTTGGACAACGTAGGCAGCCAAGTAGAAACCCTGACGGAGTAGTAGATGTTTCTATTACATTGTTGCAGGCTTATACAGGTACTGATATAGTTGTAAATACTGGATACGCAAACCTTACTGTTAAAATAGATCAAGGATTAGATGTAGGCTCTAAATTAAGATTAAGTGGCAAAGGTCCTGTTAGATATAGGGAACTTCCACCGGGCGACTTGATTGTGAGAATTCATATTGATGCTCCTACAAATTGGGGGAGAGATGGAAGACACCTCTTTCAACGATTTAATATCAATGCCATTGATGCTATGACTGGGTGCGAAGTTATTATAAGACATCTAGATAACAAAAGGTATACACTAACGGTTCCGCCGGGTACTGCTCCAGGCAGTAGATTGAAAATGAAAGGCTTAGGTATGATTAAACCTAACAGTTCTATTGTAGGTGATCTATATATTATTATAGATTTAGATGTGCCCAAGATAACTGACGACGAAGACAAGCAAACTTTAAATAATATTAAGGAAAAACATAATTATGGAAAGCAAGTATATAGATAATATCATAGAAAATGCTGTATCGTTTGCTACTGACAAGAAGCACGAATATGTTACTTTAGAACATATTATGATGTGTCTGTTAGAAGAAGAATCGGTACTTGAATTATTAGATGATATGCACGTTGTATCTAAAAATATTATAGAAGATATAAATCATTATCTAGATGATCCTAACTTAAATGCTTTAGTTTCTACATATGGTGCAAAAGGGTTACCAAAGAAAACTGTAAGCATAGAGAGGGTCATACAACGTTGTCTTGCCCAAGTTATCTTCTCAGGACGAACTGAGATAAAACCACTAGATTTATTTGTAAGCATCTTAAACGAAGAAAACAGTTTTGCTTGTTACTTTGTAAATCTTAATGGTGCTAACAAAAATAATGTAATAGAATTTTTAGAGAATAAATTTAGAAGCAACAAAAATCAAGAACTTTTAGAAGACTTTACAAAAAATTTAAATCACGAAGCACAAGAAAACAAAATAGATAAATTAATAGGAAGACACACGGAAGTAGATGATCTAGTACATATTCTTGCAAGACGTAAAAAGAATAATTGTGTTCTTATTGGAGAGCCTGGTGTAGGTAAAACTGCTATAGCAGAAGGACTTGCAAAAAGAATTGTAGACGGCGAAGTACCAGACGCAATACAGAATAAAATTGTTTATAGTTTAAGTGTAGGTGATATACTTGCTGGCACTAGATATAGAGGTGACTTTGAAGAAAGATTTAAGAACGTATTAGAAACATTAGAAGATAGTCCTAATGCTATTTTGTTTATAGATGAAATACATATGATAATGGGTGCCGGTAGTGCAGGTGGTAGTAGTGTAGACATTGCTAATTTGATAAAACCTATCTTAGGTAAAGGCAAACTACTTACTATTGGTGCAACAACACCAGATGAATTTGCAGATAGTTTTGAAAAAGATAGAGCATTGATGCGTAGATTTGCTAGGCTAGATGTTAAAGAAACTGATATTGAAAGCACTAAACAAATTCTTAAAGGTTTAAATAATTACTACGAAACATTCCACAAAGTTACTTACTCAGAAAGTATATTAGAAAAAGCAGTAGATCTCTGTGATAGATATATTAAGAACAAAGCATTTCCAGACAAAGCATTAGATGTAGTTGATGCCGCAGGTGCTACAGTAAAACTTAGAGGAGATAAGGTAGTTGAACTATCAGATATTGTTTCAGTAATTAGTAAAATATCTAATATAGGTAAAGATGTTGTTGACACTGATAGCAAAGATGGATATAAAACATTAGATAGCAGAATTAAAACAAAAGTGTTTGGACAAGACGAAGCAATAGATAAAATTGTTGAAAGCATAGTTGTAAGTAAATCCGGACTCAGAGAAAAGAATAAACCAATTGGTTCTTTCTTATTTGTAGGACCTACTGGAGTTGGTAAAACAGAAACAGCAAAACAATTAGCAGAAGAACTTGAATCTAAGTTAGTAAAAATTGATATGTCTGAGTACATGGAAAGACATAGTGTAAGTAAACTGATTGGTGCTCCTCCAGGTTATGTTGGACATGCTGAAGGTAAGATGGGTCAAGGACAATTACTTGCAGAAGTAGAAGAGAATCCTAATTGTGTATTGCTGTTAGATGAAGTAGAGAAAGCCGCACCAGAAGTATTACAAGTATTGCTACAAGTAATGGACGATGGCAGACTTACAGGAGCAACAGGTAAAGTTGTAGACTTTAGTAATGTTGTATTACTAATGACAAGTAACTTAGGCGCCGCTGATGCAGAAACAAAGAAAATTGGTTTCGGTGATCAAACTAAATCTAGTGCAGTCAGTAAAGCAGTTGAAAAATTCTTTACACCAGAGTTTAGAAATAGATTAGATTCTGTAATACGATTTAATAAACTAAGTAAAGATCTTATGTTACTTATTGTTGATAAATTAGTAAAAGAAACAAACAATCTATTACAAGAAAATGAAAGTTCAATTACTATTTCATTAACTGATGTTGCTAGACAGCAATTAGCAGAAGATGGCTATGAGCCTAGCATGGGTGCTAGACCGTTAAAACGAGCGTTCGAAGAAAATATTAAAAAGCCATTGAGTAAAAAGATTGTATTTGAAGATCTTAAAGATATCAATATAGAAGTAACATACACAGACACATATGAATTTACAACCAATTGAGTTACGAACAGGGCAACTAGTAACACCTTTAGGTACTAAGTATAAAGGCTTTTCAGTCGAGCCTAGCAGTATTATATTCTTCTATCAGTATCCATATAAGATAAGATTAGAAGGTAATAATACACACTATAATATTCCTGAAATAAGAAAAATGGGTATTGAGTTGTACGATATGTTTACATATTCACATGAATATAAAATTTTTGAAAATACTAGTAGCATAAATTTATATACAAATAATTTAGACGTTATCGATACTGTTATAGAAAATTATGGACATCTTGTTGTAAACATTGTAGGTCCTATCGATAAAGACAATATCAAAATGTTAGAAACTTTTACACCTAGTATAATATATAGAAATAAATATTGGTATAGTAAATACGATACTAAAATAGAATTTTATGTGCCTTATAAAAGTCCTGTTATAGATACAGTAAAACTTAGAGAGGACATTTACTCGTTTGTAAAAGAAAATTTTACAATGGCTCAATGGTACAATTCAAATTCTAGAATATGGGTAGATAACTTTCTGTATTGCAAATCAGAAGATTTAAAAGAAGTATCTGCCTTTTTAAAGATCAATTTTTCTGATTATATTGTAAATATACAGAAGATTCGATTATATTGAGGAGAATATATGTTTTTTAGAAAAGACACAACGTTAGATAGAGAAGCAGTCTTTGAACAATTAAAAATAGATGAAGGTGTTGTATACGAAGTATATCACGATCATTTAGGATTACCAACATTTGGTGTTGGCCATTTGGTTTTAGAATCAGACCCAGAATATGGAAAGCCAGTAGGAACTCCTGTAGATGAGGATAGAGTGAAAGAATGTTTTGAAAAAGATCTAGATACTGCAATATCAGAGTGTGAAGTATTATATGAAGACTTTGGTGATTGGCCAGACGAAGTTCAACAAATATTAGTAAACATGATGTTTAATATGGGCAGAACAAGATTATCAGGATTTAAAAACTTTAAGAAAGCACTTGAAGAACAAGACTGGAAACAAGCCGGCGTTGAAGGCAGAGATTCAAAATGGTACCGACAGGTTACTAATCGTGCTGAACGTTTAATGGAAAGATTAGAAAAAGTCTAAGTGATAAATAGTATTATCATTTAGAGGAATACTATGCCAATAAACAGAAGAAGTATGAACATGTTTGATGCATCAGGCACAGACATGAATAAGTACGGGACAGAAATTAAAGGTGATGCTTATTACGGATATAGTGATGGCTATCATACACTCCAAGTTACTTATGCAGAATTTGTTGGCAGATTTAGAATCCAATGTACATTATCTTTAGAACCAACTAGTACAGATTGGTTTGATTTAGTACCAGACACTACTATATACGGCAGTTTAACTGATCAGGCAGTTGCATATAATCCAGATGGATACATACAATTTAATGCTAATGATCCAGCAACTGGTTCAGCGGCGTATACATTCCAGGGAAACTTTACCTTTGTTAGATGTTATATGGACAGAGAACATATAGGTGATGGCGAAACATACGATTCAAGTTACGGTCAAATCTCCAGAGTAATTCTTTCTGCATAAAGTTGATAAATAGTGTTATAACACTAATTTAGGACAACTTGGATGGCATTTGCAAACACCTTCATAACATTAGATGACGTAGACGTTTCCAGCCTTACTGCTGGTAAATTTTTAAGAGTACGACCAAACGGTAATGTAGAAGTTCATCAAACAGATTTAGAAATGGATATGATATCAGATGTAATTACATCTGGTGCTTATACTCCTAGTGCTGGCCAAGTTCTAGTTTATAATAACGACGGCAATTGGAAACCAGGTACTGCTGATGTTTACAGTATGGGCAATGGTCTTAATAAAAGTGGACTTACTCTAAATGTACAAGCAGGCAGTGGCGGTGGACTAACTGCAAACAGTAATGGTGTTTATATTGCAGACATTTCTAATATTGCTGGAACATACGGCAATAGTTCTTATGTACCTACAATTACAGTAAACAGCAAAGGACAAATAACTGCTGTTACACCAGTTGCAACAACAGTAGAAGAAGCACAAAGTTTAAATGCAAGTTATGTAGGAAACGTAATAGGTACCTCAGGGCAACTTACTGTAACTGGCGGTTCAGGTGTAAATTCTAATGCTACATTAAATTTAGTTGCAACAGGCGTTACATCAGGTGTGTACGGTAATACAACACATATTCCTCAAATTACAGTTGACACTTATGGAAGAATACAAAACGTTGATATGGTCAACGTTACAGGCAATGTGTCAGGTGGTTCCGGAGGTAATGTACAACTAGCATATAAAAATATTGCAGTAAGTGGACAAACAACATTAAGTGCTGATCAGGCTGAAGATACTTTAACATTTGAAGGTGGTACAGGATTTGATTGGACCACAACACCGAGCGAAGATAAGGTTACAGTTAGTGCAAATGCCACAGCACTAGCAGGCCTTTTAGATTTATCTGGACTTAATGATGTAGATGCAACAGGCATTACAAACGGACAAGTTTTAGTTTGGAATAGTAGTACAAGTAAATTTGAAGCAGGAGACCAAACAGGTTCAGGTGGTGGTAGTAATGTTACTTTAACAGATTTTAGTGTAACAACAGCAACACCAAGTGGTAACGGCAGTTTAACGTATGACAATGCAGGTGTATTTACATTTACACCAGCAGATACAAGTGCAGGTGGCATAGATACTGCTGGAGTAGATGCACACCTAAATGTAAGTGGTGCAAGTACCAATGATGTATTAAGTTGGAATGGTAGTGATTATGCCTGGGTAGCACAAAGCGGCGGCAGTGGTAATTATAGTGATTCTAATGTTGCAAGTTTCTTAAGTACAAACAGTTATAGTAATGTTGCATATGGCAACACAGAAGTTCAAGTATATTTAGATGCTCAGGGTTACAGTAATGTAGACAATGATGCACAAAATTTAAGTTGGGATTCAGCGGCTTCTAATTTAAGTATTAGCGGTGGTAATAATGTAGACTTATCAGCACTAGAGCAAACACTTAGTATTTCAGGTAATGTTATTACAATCAGTGGTAACAATGATACAGTTGATCTTACAACAGCATTAAGTGTTTACCAAACAAGTTCAGAGGCCACAACTGCAAATACAAACATGCAGGCATACGTTGATGCAGAAGTTACAAAACTTATAGGTGGTGCTAATGTAAACTTAGACAGTTTGGCAGAAGTTGCCAATGCATTAGCAAATAGCAATACAGAATTAAGCACAGTTGCATTCACTGGAACATACAGTGACTTGCAAACAAGACCAACAATTAGTTTAGCAGGTAGTGACCTAACATACGATGGAACAACTATTGATCTATCAGGAGTAGGCGCAACAGGACCTCAGGGTCCACAGGGTAATACTGGTTCAACTGGTGCAACTGGTACAGGAATTACTAATGCAGTAATTACTAGTAATGATCTCATACTAACATATTCAAATACATCTGTACAAAATTTAGGTAATATAAGAGGCCCAGTGGGTCCAACAGGTGCTACAGGTTCTCAGGGACCACAAGGTGATACGGGTGATACTGGACCACAGGGTAATACTGGTGCTACAGGTCCACAAGGACCACAGGGTAATGTAGGTGCTACTGGTCCTCAGGGTGCTGGACTAAATGATGTAAGTGTTACAACAGCAAGTGCAAGTGGCAGTGGTAGTTTAGCATATAATAGTGGTAGTGGTGTATTTACATTTACTCCACCAGACCTAAGCAGTTACTTAACAAGCGAAACTGACAACCAAACATTAAGTTTAGTAGGCAATGTTATCACAATCAGTGGTAGCGGTAGCACAGTAGACTTAACGTCTATACTAGGAACAGGCGGTGGCGGATCTGGAGACATAGAAGGTGTCACAGCAGGAACCGGATTAAGTGGCGGCGGTACTAGTGGTACTGTTACTGTAAATTTAGACGATACATCAGTTACTCCAGGCACATATGGTAGTTCTACAAAAAGTGCAAGAATTACAGTTGATCAACAAGGTAGAATTACAGGTGTTACTGAATCTACTATATCAGGCGGCGGTGGAGGAGGCGGTGCCTCTGTTGAAATGTTTAAACTTAATTATGCTAGTAGCGGACAATTAAGTGGTACATCAAATGTTACCTCAGGTATTTCAAGTATTAATATCGATAGTGCAAGTGGCGGAGAAGTTACTATAACATTTGATAGTGGTACATATAACATACCACCTGCTTCAATAATGTTTTATGGATATGATTATACTAACAACAAATATAACATGATACCATTTGATACATCAGTAACATTTCATGAAGTTCCAGGAGGAGGTTCAAGTGGTTCTCCTACATTGTTTGATGCGGCAAGCCCAGTAGCAATGAGTATTAGATTAAGAGAAACAGAAACTGGTGCAAGTAGAGGCGGCTTTGGTACAACAACCCATGCGTGGGTCAGAATGGTTATGTTTGGGTAAGGTATAATTTATGTCTACTAGTTATAGAAGTAATCAAATAAAACTAAACTATCCTAATAAGGTGTTAGGTGTTAGTGCGACTTCTATTACAGGTTCAAGTTATTGGCCTCATGCTAATGGAAGTGCTGATCCATGGTACGAATCAGCAGGAAGTCCTAGGTACTATCAATGGACAGTTACATTTACTGTAACTGCTCAAACTCATGGTTCTCATTTAACACGTGATGATTTTCAATACAATGGTTTAGATGTTGTTGTTGGAGATTGGATAGCAGGTGCTACGTCAGGTCAATGTTTAAAGATTATTTCTATATCAGCAAAAACAAAAACAGAAGTAACATGTGTGGTTGAAGATTGGTTACGTTATAACACATTTGCAAGTACAAGTGGTAATGGTATTTTTAATACAGGAGCCGCAGTAATTTTTAGTGTTAACGAAAATGGATTACCTATGTTAGATCCATTGCCAACAACAGTAGCCGGTAGTTTCTATGCATTAGTAATGAGTAGGTTTCAGTATCTTAACCCACAAGTAAATTATGTATTAGAACAAACAGCACATGGTTTTACTAAAGGTGATGTTATAAGTGTTACTAGTGAAGGTTTTTCAAAAGCAAATTCGCTAACAGCAGATAGAATGATAGGCGTTGTTACAGAATCAGGACCAGGACCTGATTATTTTATGGTATTACCTAATAACAGAATTATAGATTTTGATCCAACAATACCAGGAAGTCAAGGCGATTACATTTATGTTGATTCTGACGGGACTCTCAGTAATACTAGTTCTGGAACCAACAAAGTTGCATTCTTAAACATACAAAGTGCTGTACCTACAGAATTAACAGGAGACCAAGGTAACCCTGTATTAGGTGACGGCAATGTTATAACATTTAATAGCATACCAATAACCTTTAGTGGTACAGGCGGCGAATCTAATGTTAGTGAGATCGCAGAGCAAATAAATGCTGAAACCAGCAATCATAATATTGTAGCATCAGTATTGCCGTTAGAAAACACAATAACCTCAGATGGACCTAATACAATATATGGATTAGTAGGCGGTTATACACCTTTTAGTGCATACATTGATAGTGGTAGTGGCAACACACTTATTAACTTTACCAGCAATGGTAGTGTGTATGCTACTGTTAGTACACCACAAGATATGGCTACAGATATTAATGCGGCTAACATAGCCAACTTAACTGTAACTGCAACAGCAACAGTATTAACATTATCAGAAGTCAATGGTAATGCTATATCTATTAGCAACGGTAATGCAGACACCGGCGGATATTATTATGTAGGTGTTAGTAATATATCAGGATTGCCGGCAAGTACAAGTGCCACTAATGCAGATAAGTTGAGGTTAACAAGATCAGATGGTGGCGAAGTTTTAATTTTTGAAGATTCGGATTTATTCCAAACACAAACAGGAATAGGTTCTGCACATACTGGTAGCATACCGTTAGCAATGAACATTGAACAAGGTGTGCGTACAGGTGGTACTACAGTGGTAGGTACAATAAGTGCCAGAGATGCTCTTGTACCAGCGGCAGGTGACCAAGCATACGTTACCAACAAAGGTGATGGTGAGTGGGGATTATATTTGTATACAGGTAGTTCCTGGGAAGAGATATCTAACCAAGATAGTGCTACTGTAGATGCTAAAACATTATCTACAACATTTACAATGCCTGCAGGAGGCTTTGGTAATAGCACAACAAACAATTTAGGAAATATATCTCCAGGCAGAAAAATAATGAATGTTACTGTAAATGTCGATACAGCATTTACTGGTTATAGTGGCAATGTATTACCTAATATTGAAGTAGGTACTATTGCAGATGCCGATATTTATGTAGATGAAGTAAGTAACGATCTCACAGAAACTACTGACTTTGTTACCACGCCAGATTATGTGTATCCTGCTACAGAGACACAAGATCAAGTCATAAGAGTAAGGTGTAATCATTATCAAGCATCCGCTGGAAATGTTACCGTCACACTTACTTACGTTTAAACTCTTTTAACATTTTTAGATAAATACATACATGAGGAGACTCATAATTCGAATTAGAAATCTTAAGGAGAACATAAATGGCGGATATTAAAAACTTTGGTATCAAAGGTATATCGTCAGACGTTCAAATGGGTAAAAGTGGCGGTCGTTTAAAGTACGATGCTAGTAATAACCGATTTGATCTAACTCAATCAGATGGCTCAACACTAGAAGACATACGTTTTGGTAGTGTAACATCAGGTAGTTGGACAGCAACGTCTATAGGCGCACAATACGGTGGTACTGGCCAAGACTTTAGTTCCTCTACAGGTATAGTTACATTTTCTAGCGGTACAGCAAGTGCTGGTAATATTTCATTAAGTGATTCAACTTTAATTGATAGTACTAGTCAACTTCCAGTAGAACAGGGTGGTACAGGGGCAACTTCAGCCTCAGGTGCCAGAACTGCGTTAGGATTAGGTAACATTGCAACTCAGGCTTCAAACAGTATAGATATTGATGGCGGCGCCATTGATGGAACTGCTATTGGTGCCAATAGTGCAAGTACTATTGTAGGAACAACAATAACAGCAAATTCCGGCTTTACAGGAAATTTAACAGGTGTGGCAGATGACGCAGATGGTCTTTCATCAGCGGTTACTGTAGCATTAACTGGCGACATTACTGGAAGTGCAACTTTCCAAGACGCTGGTGATACTGCATCTATCACAACCACATTACCTACTGTTAATAGTAATACAGGTTCATTTGGTAGTTCAAGTGCTATTCCAGTAATTACTGTTAATGCTAAAGGGCAAATCACAGCAGTTACTACTGCGGCAACTTCAAGTGTATTAACAATCGGTGCTGATAATGGCAGTGATGATACTGTAACAGTTGGAACAGATACCCTTAACTTTGTAGGTACAAGTAACGAAATAGAAACAACAGTTAGTGATAACCAAATTCAAATTGGTTTACCTGATGACGTAACAATAGGTAATAACCTAAGTGTTACAGGTAGTTTCTTATCAGATGATATTACTTCTAGTGCGATTAGCATTGCAGGTGATGCCACAATTACTGGTAACTTAACAGTACAAGGTACGCAAACTGTAATTGAATCAACAACCGTACAAACTGAAGATGCAATCTTCAGAGTAAACAGTAACGGTGCAGACACTGATGCTGGGTTTGAAGCAAATGCAAACGGTGTAATCAAACAAATCCTTTACACATCAGTTGGTGATGAGTGGGACTTTGGTTCAGAAAATGTTAAGGCTTCATCTTTTGAAGGTGACTTAACAGGTGATGTAACTGGTGATGTAACTGGTACAGTTAGCAGTATTGCTAACCATAACACTGGTAATTTAAGTGAAGGGTCAAACCTTTATTATACAACTGCAAGAGCAAATAGTGCCATAGATGCATATATTAGTGGCGACACTGGTATTACTGTAACAAGTGGTGCAATTGACCTAGATGATACTGCGGTAACTCCAGGAGCATATGGTAGTTCTACAGCAGTTCCTACTTTTACAGTAGATCAGCAAGGTAGAATCACAGCGGCTGGTACAGCAAGTATCTCTACTTCACTAACAATCCAATCAGACGATGCGGCGGATAACGTTGTAGCATTAGCAACTGATAAGTTGAAGTTATTAGGTGGTAACAACATTACTACTTCTAACTCAGCGGATGATGTTACGATTACACTAGATAGTACACTAACAGGCTTAACAGCAGTTACAGCCTCAGGTGCTATTACTGGTGGTAGTCTTACTGACGGTACAGCAACAATGACAGGTGGAGCCCTTACTGGCTTAACTGGTGCATTAACTACATCAGGAACTGTAACAGGTGGTACATTAACTGACGGTACATTAAGTATTAATTCTGGTAATATTACATCAGGTGTAAATGCAACATTTAGTGGTGCAGTTGAAGGCGGCAGTTTAACTGACGGTACTTTAACAGCAACAAGTGGTGCTATTACTGGTGCAACTAACATTACTGGTTCAGGTACATTAACTGGTGGAACATTAACTGACGGTACTGCTTCTATGAGCAGTGGTGCTTTAACAGGCGTAACAAATGTTACTGCTTCAGGCACAGTACAGTTTGGTTCATTAAGTGACGGTTCAATCACTGTTACTGCATTCGTTGATGAGGACAATATGGCATCAGATAGTGCTACATTGATTCCTACACAACAATCAGTTAAAGCATACGTTGATGCTTCAGTTGGTGCGGCAACATTAAATGTTGACGGTGATTCAACTACAGGATCAATTGATCTTGATAGTGCTAACTTAGGTATCCTAGGCACAAGCAATGAAATTACAACTAGCATGTCTGGTGGTAATCTTACTATTGCATTAGCAGATTCAGTAAGTGGTCTAACAAGTGTTAGTGCTACAACAATTACTGATGGTACTGCTTCTTTGAGTGCAGGTGCTCTAACAGGTGTTACTAGTATTGCTACATCAGGTGATGTAACAGTTGGTGGTAACTTAACTGTAAGTGGTTCAACAACAAGTGTAAACTCAACTAACACAACTATTGAAGATACATTACTTGTTTTACAATCAGGCTTAACTGGTGCTAACCCTAACGATATCGGTCTTATCCTTGAAAGAGGTTCAGATGGCGATAACGGATTCTTAGGTTGGGATCAGAGTGAAGATAGATTCATGGCGGCTACAACAACTGCTGATGGTTCAGGTACAGGTGACTTGACACTAACAGCGGCTGACTTTGAAGCGGCAGGGTTGATTGGTACAAGTGCTACAATCAGTGGTGCAGTAAGTTTTGGTACATTAACAGACTCAGGTGAGAGCATTGCTGTTACTAAGTTTGTTGATGAAGCAGATGGCATTAGCAATAATGACAATGATACTACTATTCCAACTTCAGCGGCAGTTATTGACTACGTTGAAAACAATGGTGGTGACGGCCTCTTATTAAGAGCGTCATTTACTGCGGACAGTAGTGCAACTACTTTTGACATTGGTACTGTGCCAAACGTTGCAGGTAGAACTTACTATGCTGAAAAGATTGTATTTAAAGTAAGTACAGCATTTAGTGGTGGTTCATTTAACCATATTCTTGTTAAAGAAAATGGCGGTTCAGGTAATACAATAGTAGCGGCGGTTGACGCAGATGCATCAACTCTCGGTTCATACATTGTAGAACTTGATGGTGATGATACACTAACTAAGAATGCTAGTGTACAAGTTCAATTCATGCAGGCAGATGGTAGCACACCGGCTACAACAACTTCTGGTGTAATGGTTGCAAGTGTACATTACAATTATGTATAATAGTTAGCAATGACTCTATAGGGCTCTTAGGAGCCCTTTTTTTATGATAAATAAATATGTAACAGCAATGTTACATCGTTCATCTCGAAAGAGACGGAAGTAGTCATAAGACGAAGGAACGCCGAAATCGTTCATTCACTCTAAATGTAGCAGTGAACGGAAGTAGGTAATAGTACCGAAGGAACGCATCTTTGTAAAAGGAGATGACATGACTAAGTATCAAATAGCACAATTCAAACGTGCAGTGAAACGTGATTTGTCCAAAAAATTCAGCAAGCCTGAAAATAAGTTATCTAGTGTAAGATATAATTTCCCCAGAGAACCTGAGAGAAGTTTACCTGACTACATAGCAAATAACCCTTGGTATTAATCAATTAAGGGGCTACGGCCCCTTTCTATCACTTACAAGAAAACTTAAACACAATAATTGCGTATCTACCATACTTTGATTCGGAGTGAATCCCCATGGGATATGTGAAGGCCAAAATATATATTTAAAGTTTCTAGGTGCTACTGAAAAGTTTCGTTTTTGTGTTCTATGTCTATCTGCATAAGTTCTAATAGAGAAATCTTCTAAGTATAAATGACTACCTTTATTAGTAGATTGTAGCCAACAGCACCCATTGTACCATCTACATGATTCCATGTTTATAGGATAACTATGATCTGGTTTTATACTTACTATATATGGGTTTAGTATGTCTACTTCTGTTTTAACATCTAAGAATTGTTTCTTTGCATGGTTTATAAATGTATTCCCCATTAGAAATGCTAGTTGTTGAAATGAATTTTCTAAAGGTATTTCTCTATCTGTAATAGACCCAAAGTTCATTTTTTGAGCCTTGCCTGAGTCTAAATCTTTTATTAAGTCTTTTCGTAATGTATTTTTAATAGTACTATCTATTTGTAATGTGCCTTCAAATACATAATTAGGGAATAAATTTATTGTTTTTGCCATACTACTATTTAACAAAAAAGGTTGACTTTGATTAATAAAACTAGTATAATATGTGTATGAAAAAAGATAAAATTATATTAACAGACTGCGATGGTGTAGTATTAGATTGGGAAGAAGGCTTCTCAGTTTGGATGGAACATCACGGACATTCAACTGTGGAAGGATACAAAACAATGTATAATGTTGGTGACCGTTATGGTATAAGCAAAGAGCAAGGTTCCCAAATGGTAAAAGTGTTTAACGAAAGTGCGGCAATAGGATTTTTGCCACCGCTTAGAGACGCTCAATACTTTGTCAAAAAGTTACACGAGCAACATCAATACAAGTTCATAGCAATTACAAGTTTAAGTTTAGACCCATATGCAAAAGAATTAAGAACTCGAAATCTTAATAAATTATTTGGTGATGCATTTATAGAGGTAGTGTGTTTAGATACTGGTGCAGATAAAAATGAAATACTTGCAGAATATGGACCTAAGTATGCTGGTAACTATTGGATAGAAGATAAACCAGAAAATTTACAAGCAGGTATTAATGTAGGACTTACAGGTATACTTGTAGAGCATGGCCATAACATGGATTATGAAGGTGATGCTACAGTTGTTAAGAATTGGAAAGAAATTTATAATTTAATTACGAGGTAGAAATGTTCCCAACATTAGAAGTTATATCAGTTAGTTGTGCCATTCATAGAATTAATAATGGATTTATTAGTAAACAAGCAGTTCAACTAGATAAAAAACATGAAGGCAAAAAGGCTAATAGCGACTTGTTATATTCTTATTTTTTCTCTGAAAACAAAGTAGCCGTTTTACAAGAAGATAGAGATTTAGCAGTAGAAGTTATAGACTATTTAAAAGGATTAAGTTTCAAAGCAATAGAACGTGAACTTACTGACTTTGAATCTAATGTACTTAAATTAGTAAATACTGTTGAAATCGGTAAAGATAAAATTGGAATGGCTTCTAGTTTACCTAGAGTATATATTAATAAAATAGATCAAGACAATTGGACTAGTAGAGAAACACAATTATCTACTACTAGCCAAGCAATTGGAGAATTAAATAATAGAAGTTCTTTTGATGCAACTATTGAATATGTACGATATATTCCTAAGACAATGAGTTATCTAATTTCATGTAGTGTAGACGATAAACATATTCTTAAATTTTTTGCTGATAAACTTATAAAGCCAGGCACCAATATTAAAATTGAAGGCTATGTAAAATCTCAAAATAGAGGACGTTATCACAACGGTATTGAAACTATTATCAACAGAACTAATATATCTGAAGTCATTAATAACTGATAAATACTACTACAATAGGTAGGAGTATTACATGACAGAAGAAGTAACCAAAACAGCGACACACCATCCTGCCGATACAAACGGAGATGGTAAAGTGTCAAAAGCAGAAGAGGCTATGTACCTCGAATTTAAACGTAAAGAATTAGAAGACGCAGATGCTATGAGAGATGCCCAACGTAAGATGGCATGGTTCTCATTATTTGGAATGCTATTATATCCGTTTGCGGTTGTAGTTGCAAGTTTAGCCGGCTTAGATGAAGCACAAAAAACACTAGGCAGTATGGCACCAACATACTTTGTAGCAGTAGCAGGTATTGTTGCCGCATTCTTTGGTGCTCAAGCATTTGCTAAAGGTAAGTAAATTATATGTTCACTAAACACTTTGTAAGAATGTTGACACGAGAAGAACTCAGTGATGAGGACGTTATTGTGTATCACGACATTGTGCAAAGTGTTGTACCAACAAAAGTACTTACTGCATACGATGAAGAAAAAGAACAAGTTGGTATAGAAGTTATTGGTTATACCAGCGAAGATTCTGAAGGCGATATGTGGATATATGAAATTATTCTTGTAGACGAGATTGATGCAGAAGAAGGCGATAAAATATCAGAAGTTCTTTTTGATGAGTTCGAAGATATACAATTTACATTTGAAGCATCAGTAGAAGTATGATCATAACCGTCCATTACGTGGACAACGAATTTGTTGCATTTGATGAAAATAATAATAGGGTTACTGATAGAAACATCTTAGAACAAATTACTTTTCAACCTTTTCCAGGATACAAAGGTGTATTAACATTTAATATACCAACCGATAAAACTACTCCAACTATATCTGAACCTTTAGATATTAATATAAACCTCAAATAACAGTTGACTTAGCCGATAATACCTGTTATACTGTTACAACACAAATAAATATTAATGTTGATACAAAGAGGTAAATATGTCAGGATTCAACAAAACATTCAATCAAGAAGAAATCGCAAGACTTAAAAAATTAATTCAAGAAGGCGACCAAGTACTTTACGAAGTAGATGCTCTAAATGAAGGCTTACGTGATACTGTAAAGGCTATAGCAGAAGAAATGCAATTAAAACCAAGCATTTTAATGAAAGCCGTAAAAGTTGCACATAAGGCTAAGTTTACAGATGAACGTAATAACTTTGACGAATTAGAAACAATTTTAGAAGTCGTTGGTAAAACCCTTTAATAATCATTTGACTTCAGCACTAATCTGCTGTACAATACAAGTATGAGTTATGTAGACGCCTTCCACGATAAAACTAAGGACATTATTACAGTTGTCGAGCGTGTTGACGGCAAAAGAATCTACACAGAATTACAACCTGAATACAACTTTTTTTATAAAGATCCTAGAGGTAAGCATAAGAGTATATATGGGGAATCAGTATCTGAAGTTAGGTGTAAATCAGAAAAAGATTTTAGAAAAAATGTTGGCATTAATAAACACAACGGATTGTATGAAAGTGATGTTAGGCCAATCAATAAAACACTAGCAAAGCATTTCAACGGAGCAGAACCTCCCAAACTGCATACAGCATTTTTTGATATTGAGGTAGACTTTGATCCACAACGTGGATATAGTTCACCTAACGATCCCTTTACACCAATTACTGCAATAGGTGTTTATTTAGATTGGATGGATGCAATGATATGTTTAGCAGTTCCTCCTAAGACTTTAACTTGGGAACAAGCACAAGAAATTGCAACAGAACTTCCAGAAGTTATCTTATATAGGACTGAAGCAGAGATGTTAGAAACATTTCTAGATCTTATAGAAGATGCAGATGTACTAAGTGGTTGGAATTCAGAAGGTTACGATATTCCTTACACAATGAATCGTATAATTAGAACGTTAGGTAAAGCACAGACTAGACGTATGTGCCTTATGAACAAGTTGCCTAAAGAAAGAAAGTTTGAGCAGTATGGTAACGAAAATGTTAGTTATGACCTAGTAGGTCGTGTACATTTAGACTATTTACAACTGTATAGAAAGTATAACTATGAAGAGCGACACAGTTACAGACTAGACTATATCGGTGAAATGGAAATAGGTGAGAAGAAGGTAGCCTATGAAGGTTCGTTGGATAGACTTTACAATCACGACTTTCTCAAGTTTTTAGAGTATAATATTCAAGACACAATTTTATTACATAAGTTAGATCAAAAACTACAGTTCATTGACTTGGCTAACACTATTGCACATGACAATACTGTATTACTTCCTGTAACAATGGGTGCTGTGGCAACTACAGAACAAGCAATTATTAATGAAGCACATAGACGCAATATGGTTGTACCAGATAGAAAACGTGTACCTGAAGAAGATACTACAGCGGCAGGTGCCTATGTGGCTTTTCCTAAAAAAGGATTCCATGAGTGGATAGGCAGTATGGACTTAAACAGTCTATACCCTAGTGTGTTCAGAGCATTGAACATGGGTGCAGAAACGATTGTAGGACAACTTAGACAAGATTATACAGAACAAGAAATAAATGAAAAGATTTCATTAGAAAAGAAATCATTTGCAGATGCTTGGTTAGGTAAGTTCGGTAGCAATGAATATGAAATGACTATGGCCAAAGATGTTAATCATACAATGCATTTAGACATGGAAGATGGTACTACACATGAAGTAACAGGTGCTGACGTATATAACTTAGTATTCAATAGCGGCCAACCATGGAACATTAGTGCTAATGGTACAATATTTACAACTGATGTGCAAGGCATTGTGCCTGGTTTGTTAGAGCGTTGGTATGCAGAAAGGCAAGAACTACAGGCCAAAAAGAAAGAGGCAACTACTGATGCCGAGAAGGCATTTTGGGATAAGAGGCAATTGGTTAAAAAGATTAACTTGAACAGTTTGTATGGTGCGATATTGAATCCAGGCTGTAGGTTCTTTGATAAACGTATTGGTCAGAGTACTACACTTACAGGCAGAATGATTACAAAACATATGGGTGCAGAAACAAATAAAATGCTCACTGGTAAATATGATCATACCGGAGATACAATTATTTACGGTGATACTGACTCTGTATACTTTACTGCCACTAGTGCCTTGCCAGAAGGCGAAGAATTAAATTTAGAAAGTGCTACTAAGTTATATGATCATATTTCAGATACTGTTAGTGATACATTCCCTCAATGGTTAAAAGACACATTTAATGTTCCGTTAGTAGCAGGACAAGTTATGAAAGCAGGTAGAGAGGTAGTTGGTAGATCAGGTCTTTTTATTACAAAGAAAAGATATGCAATTAATGTATTGGACTTAGAAGGTTGGCGTCCAGAAGGTGGCAAACTAAAGATCATGGGGTTAGATATCAAAAGATCAGATACTCCAGAGTTTGTGCAAGATTGGTTAGAAGAATTACTACTTATGTCGCTTAATGCAGAAGGTGAAGACAAAGTTATTGCAAGAATAAAAGAACTCAAAGCAGAGTTTAAAAGTTTAGACCCGTGGCTCAAAGGTATGCCTAAAAGATGTAACAACTTAACTATGTACACACAGAAGTTGTTAGAACAAGCATCAGTACCAGAAAACTATAGACTGCATAAGTTAGAAGCAGTAAAAAATGAAGGCAAAAGTAATATGATTCCAGGCCATGTTAGAGCAAGTATTAATTGGAACAATCTTAAAAAAGCAAACAGCGACAACTATAGTATGCCAGTTACTGATGGTGCTAAAGTTATTGTGTGTAGACTTAAGAATAATCCAATGGGGTATACGAGTGTAGCATATCCTACAGATGAACTTAAACTGCCACAGTGGTTTAAAGATTTGCCGTTTGATGAAGATGGTATGGAAGAAGCAGTATTAGATAAAAAATTACATAATGTGTTAGGCGCAATGAACTTTGATTTAGATAGAATGAATGAAAGTGAAACTTTACAAGCATTTTTTGATTTCTAAAAAGAAATCGAAAAAAATGGCAATAAAAACCTTGACAAATCTAAATAAACATGTATAATAAGTTATATTCTTGGAGAAAAACAATATGGCAATTAAAGATATTTTAAAAGATGTATTAAAACATACACATGGCTTAGGCATCTTTGACATGGTAAAGATTACAGGAACATTAGATAAAACAGAAGTAGAAACTGTTGATGCTGAAAAAACTGTTATCTTTAAAGGCGAAACACATACTGCGGTCCCAGACTTTGTAGATTCTACAATAGGACTTAGTAGATTAGGTATTTTACAAGGTGACTTAAACTATCCTGGCTTCGATGAAGAAGGTGCTACAATTAAAGTTGTAAGGCAAGATCGTAATGGAGTTGATACTCCTGTTGAAGTAGAATTTATAAGTCCAGAAGGTAATGACGCACATTATAGATTTATGCTAGAAGATGTTATTAACCAGCAACTTAAAAGTATTAAATTCAAAGGTGCTGATTTTGATATTAATATTATACCTAGTGAAAAGAATCTAAAAGACTTACAGTACTTTAACAATGTATTAGGTGCCTTTGAACAATACTTTAGTCCAAAGACAGATGGTACTAGTTTATGGTTCCATATTGGTGATGGCGTAAGTGACAGAACAAAAATTTTAATTAATAGTGATATTGATGGTAGTGTTACTAAAGATTGGAGATGGCCTTTAGATATTGTACTTAAAATTTTAAATTTAAGTAAAACAAGTAATGTTGTTATGAGCATAAACGATCAAGGTTTATTACAAATTATTGTAGACAGTGGTTTAGCAAAATATACATATCTATTACCTGCAAAGAGTTAAATTATGAGTGATTTAGGCAAGACACAAAGCGACTATGCAGTCTACTTACCTGCTATTAGTAGTTTTTATACAAAACAATTACAGAAGTTTTTAGATAACCCAGATGAGTATAGAACTATTGAAGGGTTTGAAAAAGGTCTTGCAGGTTTAGATTTTCTTAAAGATGATAGTTATTTTCACTATCCATATGGTTTATATTCGGCTGGTCATGCCATGTTAGACACTACTAAAAGTGATAAAGATGAAGCCATGATTCAAGGCAGAGATCGTAATAAAACTATGATACTAGGCGATTCAGGTGGATTCCAGATTGCTACTGGTGTACTTAAAATGGATTGGAGTAATGCCAAAGATCTTAATGATCCTGCAAGATTGGCATTGTGTGAGAAAATTCTTAAATGGGAAGAACATACAGCCGATTGGGCAATGACACTAGATATTCCAGGCTTTGCGGCGGCACCACCATATAGCGAAAAAACAGGACTTACTGATTTCCAAGATACAGTAGATATATCAGTTCTCAACTTAGATTATTTTTTAAAGAATAGAAATCCAGAGAAGTGTAAATTTTTAAATGTGTTATCAGGTTCTGATGAATATACGTCAGATGTTTGGTATGATGCAGTTAAACATTTCAGTGATCCGGCATTTGTTAAAGACGTATACGGAGATGAATCGAAAGCACTAGAAGGTTATGCATTTGCAGGTATAAACATGCGTAATATGAGATGTGTGCTAAAGCGAATTCTAAAACTCCGCGAAGATGGTTTACTTAAAGACAAAGGCTGGATTCACTTTCTTGGTACTGGCAGACTGCAATGGGCATGTCACTTAACCAGTATTCAAAGAATGTTGCGTAAACATGATTCACCTAACATCACACTATCGTTTGATGCGGCATCACCGTTTGTTAATACAGCATATGGACAAACTTATGCATACAACATATTTGAGAATAAAGGCAAAAGATTTGGTTACTTTATGGATAGAGCATTTGATAATCAAAAATTTAAAGGTTCTAAACTTCCTGCACCTTTTGGTCATTCACCTGTTATGAATAGACTTACTATCGGTGACTTATGTTGTATGGCGGAAGGTGACTTAGATAGAAATGGTAAAGCAAAAGAAAAAACTTCTACAAGTTGGGATACACTAAGTTATATTTTATATATGGGGCATAGTGTGTTTAATCATATATCAGCAGTACAAGAAGCAAACAGACTAGTTGATATTGAAAAACATAGAATAAATTGGTCTTACAAAGACTTTATAAATGATAAGAAAAGTAAAGCAACAAATGACATATCTCCTTATGTACCTGCAGACGTAATTGCGTTTGACAGTTTTGTACAAGAAGTATTAGATCCTGCTTGTCCTAATCCACATGAACTGATTGATCAGTATGATAAACTTATACAGCAAATTAACTTTGGTATATATAAAGTTCAAAGTGAAGATCCTGATGCACCAGTAAATGCTTTCTTTGAAGAAGAAGATACTGGATCAAGTGAAATATTTGAAGATCAAGAAAGAGACTTTCATGATATAATGATGGACCCTGCAATGATGGAGCAATTCTTTGAAGAATAGAGAAGGTCACACTGATGACACAAAATTTTTTATTGGCACTGAAGTGGAGCATAGTCCTGCTTACGGTCAAAGAACTTTATTTGTTATTGGTGTGCAAAATCCTAAAGAGATATTAGCACGAGCATTAAACAATGGATGCCCACATATCTATTTAGGTGCCAATCAGAGTTTCAAACCAGACAGTGAAGAAGAATGGAAAGAATGGACATTTGTTATTAACACTTTGTTAGACGCAGACATTTGGGTTACTCTTGATTACGATATTAACCTGCATGAAGAAGTATTACTTAATAATTGGTGTAAGAGAAGTACGTTTATTCCAATGATAAGTGTTAAGTTGCCATTTATAAAAGAACTTAATTATAATGCAACTTTAAAAATAGATGATATAGGTTTTAACGAATCTAATCCAGGTGTGTGGACTCATAGTGTACATGAACTTATGGATAGAAAACAATTTACAGACTGGACCAAATACACCAAGGATGAAATAATAAAATGAAAATACAGTTGACAAGTACCGATAATGATGGTATAATAACTACAGTAGATTTGGATTGTGACTTTAGCGATTATGATGATATACAAGAGTTTTTTGAAATTATTGTAAAATTTTGCGTTAAAAATGGTGCAGAATTTCCAGAAGAGATATTAGAATATCTTTATGACGACTAAGTTTTGGACACATGAATGTGGCAATAGTGGCACAACACAAACATTACATGGTGAACCGTGTAATTGGTGCAATATTACTGAGGAAGATATGAAAGATAAAGCATTAATAGAAAGACATGATATACTTACAAATCCTTTAGATGAAGAAAAAGAAGGAAGTTGGTATGAAGGTGGCAATCCATATAAAGATGATAATACATTTGATCCGGAGGTAGATGATTAATGAGAAGTATATGGGTAACATTTAGTAAAGAGGGTATACATTACTACCCTGGTGCAGACACAAACCCTGCAACCGCAACAGGTGATGAATATGATGTATCCTTTTTAGGATACAAGCACAGACACATATTTCACTTTAAAGTTTGGATTGAAGTGTTCC